TAGATCAGTAATTTCGTCTTTAGCAGTTTGTAAACTGGTTTTGATCGTGTCAAAGTTGTCACGGAAAACCTGTGTGTCATTGTCTTCGCCTGCTACAGGGAAGTTTTCATTTATGCCCAAATAATTGATGTTGCTCACGGTAATTTTTCTCCACGTTGCGGAAATGCAAGGTATTTATCCTCTATTTGTCCGTCTAAAATATCTATTACATATCTGTCTATAGTAAAGTTGATTTTTTTGAAATCAAAATTATTGCTTTTAATTCTGGATATAACAGTTTCGCTGAAACCGGGTTTGAGATAGCACAGTACTAGAGATTTTACATAACCAGTTTCTACAAAAGCATCGGGCTGTATGGATCTCATCCAAAGTGGTAAAAATGTTCTATCTCTGTCCCCTAGCGATTTAATACGCTTTCTCATATTCTTGAAACTGTTAGGAAAAACTCGTTGATGATCGCGATCGCTAACCAACGGTATATCGCTGTCTATCTTGATAGCATCATAACTGACTAATACTCTGCTGTTGATATTGTCTGGAAGATTCACTGTTTGTGATATACTTTTTCCATTTTTTTCATATTCATCTACAATATCTACATAGACAACTTCGTAAATGACTTCTTGCGTTATAGGATCTTTCGCCACGGCTGATTTAATCTCACCGAATCTAATCTGTTTACGATAGTGATTCCTACTCATGGCCTGAACATATCTCACAGCCTCAAGGCTCTCAACGCCCGCAAATACCAATATCTTAATTTCAGGCTGTATTCCAAAGTTGGGATCTCCATAACGATATATTTCATCGTTACGGAAAATATTGCTGTTAGTGATAAAATCGTACCATTCTAATCGTTTTTGTTTTTCTTGGAAAGCCTTGACATAGAGATTGGCAAAAGATTTTTGTACCTCAGTATCTATGGTAATATGAAATGATTTGATATTTTCGGCAAAATTAGCAGTGTCTCTAGCCCTTATAGCAAAATCAAATTTACGATCAAAAGTAGTAGAACCACTGTCAAACGTAGCAGTATAATCTTTAGAAAGAGAAGAACTGTCTTCTCCTGGACCTAGACTATCAACACGCTCATAGAAACGAATGATTCCAGGTCCGTCGTCGTCTGCAAATTGCTTGACTTTACCTTGTATAATTCCAGTTGACAGTAGATTTAAACCTGGAGGTAGTGTACCTGAATTTAATTCGTAAACAACCTTACCACCATAATATAAACTTTTTGCTTCTACGAACAGCGAACTTGGTTGATTGGGACGTATGGTTCCTCGATCACTGTCAGAGATCCATTCAATAGCACTTTCAATTTCGCCAATGATATCTATAGTAAAAGTTTTTTCTGCAGTGGCTGTGGCTTTATTCCAAACTGTTCCATCTTCTGGAATCACATTTCTGTTTTCTTGCAAACATATATAAATTGAATCTTGATACTTTACAGCCTCGTTGGGAAAATAAGTTCTAGAGGAATTCCAATCTCCTATAAATGTATAGGATATACTTCCTAATGCTGCTGGAAAATCTATGGCCTGCATGGTAAATTTGTAGGTCTTAGTTACAGCATTCTGATAAGGAACGCGACCTGCTAGTTCACCGGTGATAGTATCTAAAACTAGACCTGGCGGTAGTACACTGGGAGTGGCATCAGGATTAGTGGCTAACAAGAAATAAGTTATTACTCCTGATAAACTAGGAGGATCGTAGACATCTAAAAATATTGTAAGATAGTTGTCTGCTCTACGCCTGCCTAGATAACTAGGAGTGATCCACAAAGGAACCCTATCACCTGTGTTATCTGATCGGAATAGATTAGTGTCTACTTGAATAATACTGTTATCTGCCCGAAGGAATTCTTCAGTGACTACCCAAATTCTAAATATTCTACGTACTTCGTTGGTGCCATCGCTGACCGCTACAATAAAAGTATAAAATCTACTAAGACGTCTCGGACCGCGACTAGGTTCGTTGTAATCAAAAGTAACATTGTCGTATAGATAAGTGTCAAAGCCGTTGGTCCTAGCCTCAGGTCTATCAAAATAAGTAATATCATAACCATTGGTATCGAACGCACCAGTTGGAGATGCAATATTTTCTAAAGCAAATATAGGATCTGTGAAACCAGAAATCGTTCCATCTTTGCTAAGAGATAAGCCTGGAGGTAATCCTCCGCCACTGGATACCAAATAAAATTCTAAATTATCTCCAGCAACTACATCTGGATCTAATGCAGACAAATGAAATTCTACATAAGCATTATCTAGAACAAAATAGTTTTCGCCATTACCTACTTGTAGAAAACCTTCTTCAGTAACCCATCGAGGAAGATCAGATCCATCTACAGCAAGACTAAATGTGCGGTCTTCAATGTCAATACTGTCGTTGGCACGAACTACGAATCTGCTTATTGTGTAGTTTCTTACTTCTGTAGCACTGCCTAAGATCCTACCCGTCGATGCTTCTAGTCTTAGTCCTCTAGGTAGTTGACCTGCTATAACTGAATATGTGATATTTCCAATCGTTGAAGTTGCAGAAAGTGGTATATTTAGAATATTTCTTTCTGTGATAGGTACACCGTTTGTAAGATCGCCTGCTGGAGTGATCCATGTTACTGCCATGATCTCTCCTTAGATTTCCCCTAGATCAATGCTTAATCCAGAAGGTGTTATTGTTGTTCCAAAATCAATATTAGCCGCAGCGGCTAAAAATTGTACCACACTTGAATATGGAGGTGATATCAATCCAAAATCATATACTGTAAGAATCTGATTTAGATCTAAAATAGTATCGATGGTAATTACGTTATTTGTGGACGTAGAAAAAGTATCAGAGCCGCCTTGAATAGTGATGTTAGTATAATCACCGGCAAAAATATTTCCGGTTTGTGTAGTAATATTTTCAAAAGAATCAGTTTGCGTATTATTAATAATAATTCGATTATCGTATTCTTCTAAGGTTAATTTAGTACCTGCTACGATATTTTTAAATTGAAATTCAGGACCTACTTTTTGCGCAAAAATGCCAGCACCGGAAACTCCTATGTTTCTTGCTGTAGGAGTTAAACTAGTATATAAGTCATTAAAATTAGCATTTACTTTCTGAAAGGCCGTGCGTAGATCATCGCCTAGACCGTCGTTTACCACATTGCCGATATTAATTGTTTGTATAGTCATAATTTACGCTCTCTTTAGTATATTTACCGTTAGCTTAATCTCACAAATACCTGGCCGCTGTACCCTGTTTTATGATAAGGATAACCAACAGCAACACCTCCCGCGGCCGCCGCAGAATCATCTGAGTATGGTCCGGGAATACCTGCCCAGGCTGTGGTCTGGACTGTGGTATCTGGAAATGTTAAATTACCATCTTCACCGAACTGCCATCTACGCAGTGTTGAGTCTGCAAGGTTGATCTCAATGTTGATGTTGCCTTCACTGCGGATATCACCCCGTTGGCTATTATGTTAAGGTTGTCCTGTGAAGTAAGTGCAAGACTGCCTGACACTGAACTAACTTCAGCACCTTGTATTATTAGTTGATCGCCGCCCGTAATGGCAGGAAATGTTACATAAGGATTAGCACCACCTACCAGTACGACTTCATCACCGTCGTCGGCAAGTCTATCTTGAGTGAGGGGAACATTGACCCATTGATAGCCTGCCCAGGCGATAGTATCTCCAGCGTTAGGACTATTGACATTTAAATCACTAAGATTATCCAATGTCATAAACTCGCCGTTTTCGTGTGCTACTCTATTGTTGTTAAAAGTTAGTTCGCCTTGGTTGTTTATGCTTAATGAATTACCACCGATGTAGATTGTGTTGTTGCTGACATACAAACTTTTCCACGGTCTAGCCGAACTGCCTAGATCGCCGCCGTTGGCCACGCTGGGTAAAATATCGCCGCCCACTGTTAAGTTGCTGGTTACGGTCGTTGCTTGGTCTATTGTTATAGAACTGCTGTCAGTAGTGCTTAGTGTGCTACCTGTGAATTCAAACGCACCTAGATTCAACGGAGCAACATCCAACCCTAATGATGTATAAAGTTCTGTAAAGTTAGCATTAATTTTTTGGAACGCTGACCTTAGACTGTCACCTGATCTATCGTTAGGTGTTGCGCCTACATTGATATTTTGTTTTGCCATTTATCGCTCCATTATAATGCTGCTATTCTTATCTGGAAATCTGCAAAGTCTGTACTTGATGCCACAACAGATTTTAATTGACTTACGCTGATATAACCGTTGATTAATCCTACTACTGAAATGTCACCTTCTACAGTTATGTTGGTGTTAAAAGTAACTGGCGGTTCAAATACCAGTGCAGAAGAATCATCTGTGTCAATGACATTGCTGACAAACAATGTTCTATTAGTTCCGTTACCTATATAAATGTCGCCGCTGGTGCCACCGCTGGTACCACCACCTAAATATATAGGTGCACCTGCAGCACCTATAATTTGTGCTCCAGCAGTACCGCCAATGATTACACCACCGACAGTCATACTGATGCTGTTCCCGCCGTCGAATGAATTAATAGGTCCTGTGATTTGACCTAATGTAGCATTAACTAAAACAGATGAATCTTCACCGTAGACATTACCTACTAGATAGGCTACATTAACTTCTAGGCTGTCGTTGCTAGGATTAGTTATTAGCACAACACCTTCACCTGGCACAAATGTAAATGTATCTGAATCATTGTCTGCTTGTATGGGATTAGGATTTCCTGATACTGCAAAATTTTGAAAACCAAATCTAGTATTTGTAACAGTCACTGATCCTGTAGAACCAGAAACGCTTATACCAGATCCTGCAGTAAGACCAGTAACGCCAGTGTTGGTAAGGGTCACTGATCCGTTGGGTGCGCTAACAGATATTCCTGTACTACCTGCTAGTCCTGTAACACCAGTGTTAGTAATAGTAACAGTGTCAGTAAGTTCAGTGGTAGTGATATCTATGCCAGTACCATTGGCAAATGTCAATATGTCTTGTGCCCCATCAGCCACTAAAGTACTTTGTCCTGATACAGCCACATCTCTAAATACGTTTTGATTAATGTTAGGAGCAGCGTTAACTATCTCATAAGTTCCTGGACTAGGATTATTGATTGTTATACCAGAACCACCAAAAGTAGTAACTGCCAATACTCCAGTATTGGCGATAGAATAATTTGATTTAGTACCAGTAATAGAAATACCAGAACCAGAACTAAGATCTAATACACCATCATTAGATACAGTTTTAGTGCCTGTGCCCGATACTAACATACCGCTACCAGGGACAATGTCAATTATACCACCGTTGCTGATAGTGAGTGTATCAGTGCTGTCGTTAGTAGTAATCGTAATTCCAGAACCTGCTGCTACATTTAATATGTCTGAACCGCCTGATTCAGCAACAAGATTGTTTTGTCCTGCTACTGCAATTTCTCTAAAATATTCAGAATCAACATTGTTACCGTTTATAGTTGTGCCTGCTGGAAGATTTACTGCACTACCAGTAGCAGTGATAACAGCATTGCCAAGATAGATGCTGTTACCGCTGAGATAAAGATCGTTCCAACGTTTACTGACAGATCCGAGATCATAGATTTCTGTGCTTCTTGGTATTAGACTAGTACCAAGATCAGTAAGGTCAACAACGGCTCCAGGCCCTCCAGCAACAGTTAGATAAAGTTCTGTAAAGTTGTTATTGATAGCCTGGAAGGCTTCTTCTACGGTACTCCATACAATTGGAGGACTGCCTGAATTGATTATTTGTTTTGCCATTATGTTCTTCCTACGGCCACTTCAATAGTGCCAATGTGATCTGAATCATAGTCCACTAATGCTTTACCTATGATCGTTCCAGCGCGAGCCTCGCCGCTTGCTGAAACACCAACTCCTGGAATTCCTGAAGTGATAATTAGGTCTCCCTTTTTAATTTTTCCTACAACTCGAGCAGGAACACGCCCCTGTAATGCTATAAGGACTTTGTTTCCTTGGCAGCCTTCATTCATGATGAATGCAGCATGTTCTGACACAACGCCTGCTACACGATGATCTCCACGAATAGTTCCAGTAGTAACTTCTCGATCTCCTCCAAAAATTAACACTGTTCCAACTTCGTAGATCTTATCACCTTCGTAATATTCGGCTAAGTCTGCATATGTGGCCTGCCATTTACTTCCAGCACCTAAGCGCCAGTCGCCAGTAATATTACCTACAGTAGAAGTACCACCAGTAGTCAATGTTGTAGCAGTCACTGATGAACAGATAATAGGAGCATTACTTAGACCATTTTGTGTACGGAAGGTATGACCGTCGTTGTCGTAGAAGTTTCTCTTGTCAGCGGCTAATGAACCGTCACCGATCAATATACCTACTTGACTTAAGAAACCGTGAATCTGAGTGTATCCACCAGTAGCACTGCTTGTGGTATCTAATGCTATCTTAGTATCAACTAACAGTCTTTCAACACTGACATTTCTAGCGCCAAAGTCTCCGTTGCTGTCACGCTTGACCAGTGTGCTAACCACATTGGCTGAAGATTCATCTACTACAGTATAATCTGTGTCTTGAGTAGTAGTGAAACCAATTCTGCGTAGATAACCAGTGCCTGTATTGTACTGTGATTTCTTAACGGCACCACCATCATTAACCACGGTGCTAAATGCTACGGCTGTTGGATCAGCAGTGGCCAACGATGAATTACCAACTACAGTTTTAGTAGCAACCTGTGCCAGTTTATCTAAAGTCAGTCCATTATTTTTAACAGTGATCCAGCCATTTGTGGCAGTGAATTGTGCATCATCAAAACTAGATAAACCTCTATCTGCCTGTGCAATACCAGTAGCATTAACTCTGGTAGTAGCAGAATTCATAGAAAGTTTACTTTGAACTATGGCTGCTGCTGCATTAATGTCAGTATTGGTTATTACTCCAGGGACAATCTGTGCATCTACAGTATTAGCAGTACTATCAATGTTAAAACTGATATCTCCAATTACTGTGGAGTTTTGTACAATATTACCAGCACCTGTGAATGTTAATATATCTGCAGATTCTACATCGTTTAAACTAGCATCTTGGAAGTTTGCAAACGTCATACTTCTTAGATTAATTGCATCTTTAGGATTAGTTGCATCACCTACATTGGTAATTTTGAAATCACCAAGGTCCATGTTGGCCTTCATAGACAACTGACCATCTAAACTCATAAAGCCGCCTGATATAGACGGAATTAAAGTAGTATTTGGTACTATAGCCCCAGTGTGTGAAATACCTAATCGCCTTTCTATATAAGTTCTAGTGGCGTTCTCTGTTGGTACACTATCAGTGGCATTGTCAGACATTCCAGAATCAGTAGAGAATTCACTGATAGGAACTCCTCGTTTGAAACCTAGGCCATCTAGATTGCTCAACGCAATAGAAGCAGCAAAAGTAACTGTACCAGTACCTTGGTCAACTCTAAAATATGGACCTACTGAGAAGTTACCAAACTGGTCAGTAGTCACATAGAATACACGACCCACTCCACGTTCTTGTACTTCTTGACCAGGGTTATATGCGTTAACTGGTGGTCCAAATATTTCATTTGGATAGTTTGTGTCAGCATATGAACCAGTACCGATGTCTAATAAATCATGAGATGTAACCCTTGTCAAACCAATACGTATGGTTAGTGTACCAGGTTCATTTTTAGGCACGGCGGATTTAAGAGAAGGTAATGCGGTGAAATAAATCACATCATCAACTAACGGTAGATCTAAAGTGATCGTAGCATAGGCCTGACCAGTAATATTTTCGTCGTTATAGGCTACGATTTCGTATTCGATACCCTTCCATACTAACAGTGTATTAAGAACTCTTTCTTTTTCATCGCCGCCTAATGGTACGACAGCAAAAGTATCATCACCAACTCTACCTATGATCTTACCAACACTGTGAGTACCGCTCTGTGAACCAGTGGTATCTACAGCCACTGAACCTGAAATGGATTCTCTGGTAATAGTAAATGTATCAGGGCCTAATACAGTTTTAACAAAATAATGGGCACCGGAAATGACTCCGGATGGTAATGCACCATTTGTTTCAAACTTTATTACATCATTGGCCACAAATCCATGACTAGTTAACGTTACCACAGCCGGACTGGCGATTGATATGGTACAGATCTGTGATCCGCTTACATATGGCTGCGATGGCCAAATAGATAAATCGACGTAGTTATAATTTTCACGTAGTGTGGTTCTTGCTAGACCTTCTACAAAATAACTGTGTACTCCGGATTGTGTTCCTGAAGTACTGATAGGAGTACCGCGCTTGACATCAGATATTCTAAAACTGTTAGCAGTAAATCCATCTGCTAGAACATAATAGATATCAACTTGATTAACACCTGTTGGTAAAGATCCTGTAGTAACTAAACTGATTTGATAATCTGGTTGTAGTCCATGAGACGCTCTAGTAATTACTGCAGGGCTGCCGATATTGATCGTAAATGTTCTTGAACCGGCAGGGTCTTGATACTCATCAAATTGTAAAATACGATAAACAGTAGGCGATTCTCTTAAGACCATACCAGTGGACGGTCTAACAGCAACGTCTACAACATCACCAGTTAATACTGTTTGTGTTCCTTGACGAATAGTTACTAGAGTTCCATCGGGAATAACAGCGACCAATCCCTCAACACCTGCACCTTCAGAACTTTGTAAACTTAGTTTACAAACTCCTACAGGTAAATCACCGCCTGTTTCTGCAGTAGCGATAGGATATCTATATATAGAACCTAGACCGTGGTCAACTTCAACTTCTCCTCGATCCAATGGATCATATGAAAAATTGTTAACGTAAAGAATCAGTCCTTTAAGCGCATTAAAATAAGTGGGACTTGGAGCATATACTGTTGCACCTTGTGCCAGTTCGTGATATATTGTTATCGGGGTTGGAACTTCTAACGGATCTGCACCTTCAGCGACCAAAGCAAAATTACCGTGCGCACTAGATCCACCTACTGATCTAATCTGACCACCGTTTACTGCATAATAAGAAATATGGCAGTAGTAGGTAAACATTGAAACTTCTTCAGCCAAGCCACCGTTGGTAGTAACAACTCCGTATCCTAGATCATTAATTTGTGTGAAGTCATTACCTAGCATACTTCTGTTACCAGGCATTAACACTTCGTAAATATTAGCATTTGCATCTACAAAATCTATAACACCATTTTGGATGTCAAGTTTTTCTGCCAATAAAGTAGTTCTAGCAGTTTTCAATGATGTTGGATATGCATAAGCATTGAGATCCGGCAACACCTCTGTCGCAGCCACAGAAACACCATTAACTAAAACATAACTGATTTCTGCAAACAATACTTCTACTTCATTCTGTATGGTTACATCACTGGCTGTACCTGTAATTCTTGGAGTTGCACTGTAGGACACAGCAGGTGGTAAATTTAATATTACCTGCTTAATTAGATATCTTGCATAATTGAGTGCTGCTGCTGTTTGTGTTTGTTCGCCTGCAGGAATTTGTAATGAAACTGCAGAACCTACTCCGTCCCAGTATCTAATACCTTCTAATCTAGTTTGACTATTTCCACCATAAGTTATATCATATATCAATGCTTCGATATGATATGCTAAATTGGTTCTAAATCTATCTTGTTCATAGGTATAGGTAGTACTAAATGGCGGAGTATTAGATGAAACCTGCGAGGCTATCCAGCCTACAGTTTCGTCAACAACATAATCTATGTTTGGAATTAACAGTGCTTTGGCATTGATACGATTAGACGGCAATCCCGGTGGGTTGGTAAAAGTTAATCCCGGAGCAAAAGTTACACCATTTCGTATAATATTATCTAAAACCAATTGGCTAGTTTCAGCGACCGATTGAGCCGCAGGATAACCAGATAATACTTCTACGGCTAGATCGTGTGCTAATGAAATGGCTCTGGCTGTGAGTTCAAGTTGATCATCGATAACTACCTGTGCATTGGCTTGTCGATAAGTTAGACCTGATTTTCTTTGATTGTAGTTTGTACCAAAAACTATATCATTACCTAAACCTTCTATAATAAATCCAACATCTCGGAAGCATATTGATTCATCATAAGAGAAAACCCCAAACGGCCAAGGAGTGGCTTCATCTAATACAAATGATGCTGTAGAACCTGTTACACTAAATGTATAATCTCTTACATAATTAATTCGATAAACTGTGTCTGCCACAATGAACGATGCTGGTAATTGAGGGAATCTATCTAATCCTGCAACATATAAGAAACTGTTATCTTCTACAGTGCCAGTACCAGATGTTAATACGCCGTTGTATCTAAACACTGTGCCTATATTATTATCAGTGGCACCTATTGTAGTAAAGTCGGTAGTGCCTACAGTCTTGATAGTGTATTGACGACCGGAGATCATTCCTGATACTCCGAGTTCTCTTTTTCCTAGCAATTCAAATTTTATGTTACCAGTAAAACCGTCAATGAATTGTCCACCAGCAAATGTCTGTCTACCAGTACTCTTAGAGAACGATGCGCACTCTTGTGCATACGGAGACTTGGCAAGAATTTGTCCCGCAGGATCTAATACCATAAAGAATCCGCCATGACCTTGGCAAGTGATAGCCTGGAATCTCACAGAATCGTTACATAGGAACACATCCATTTGGTCGTTGTTCTTAGGAGTGTTTACACTGCCTAGACCAGGACCAGATTCATCTATAACATCAATGATAACGTTGATTAATGCACCAATCACGCCGCCATTGTTATAAGCAGTACCACCGGTAGTATAAGAACTAAAGTTAGTTCCGTCAACGCCGTCAGTTAGTCCCGAATCATTATACAATCTAAATGCGTTGGGACTTAGTACAGAAACAAAATAATCATTACCGTTAATCTCAGTCATTCCACCAACATCGTCGATAATGATATTATCTCCGTTGATCAATCCGTGTCCAACCGCTGTTGTAATTACAACAGGATCGGCTAATGCTGCTCCGTTAATATTAAACGATGTTCCGCCTGATCCGGTTTCTGCAATGTAGGCACCGTCAACAATCTGAGGGAATGTCTGTTGATATCTTTCTGTAATTTCAACATTTCGAATCACTGCCTGTGCCAATACACCTAATCTGCGTATGGCTGCTTTGGTTTCATCTAATTGAGCGCCAATGGCTATCAAACCACTGGCGTTAGAATAATATTTTAGCGCAGCACTAACTGTTCGATCTGAACTACCGTAGCGAAGATCAAACACCATGGCATCTATTAGTAGTCCAACGTCTCTTTCACAGGTAGAAGAGGAATATGTAAATGAACTAGTAAACGGAGCAATATTATTTGTGACTTGATTTTGGATCCAACCTACTACTTCTTTTTGTAAGAAGAATCTATTCAATACTAATAGTTGTGCTGCTGATCTATAAAATCCTTTGTTATTGATCAAAGGATAAACTGCCTGAGAAGAATCAGTTAGATAGTGCCAACCAAATAATCTGTCTGCGATAGTGATCTGATCAATACCTGCTTCACCTATAGTAAGGTCTCTGCGGAATTTTAAAAACGCCCA